AACGAATAGTAAGATGCCGAAAAAAAGGTCAATTTCATTCTGACTTAGAAAAGACTAAAAGAGTAATAGACTTATACCTATCAGAATTAGGTGATAGAATCGATTTAAGCAACGATTAACCACTAAGTAATAGTAAGTATTAACCAGACGTAAGAAAACGTCACAAATCAAATAAAAATGAGTGAACAGAAAATTTATGCAGGAAACGGACGAAAGAAATTCGACAACCTGAGAGCAGTAACCGTGTGTTTAAGTGACCTACCGCAAGAACACATCTTTGAGTACAACGGTAAGAAGTACATTAAGCTGAATGTTTCGGATAAGAAAGAAGCGGATCAGTACGGCAAAGACGTAGCGGTAACTATCGACACGTGGAAGCCTGAGCAAAAGACGGAAACTAAACCTGAGAGTGACCTTCCTTTTTAACTAACCAAACCTTACGGTGGAGGTTAACCGTGTTTTTAAAGCTATGAAAAGAGAAAAACCGCCTACAAGATTTGAGATAGTAGAATATTGGTCAGCTAATCAAAATGAAATAGAGGCAAATGAATGTAGAATGGGGGCTGATGAAGCTGATTGGATTGATAGATGTTGGTGTTGTGCGATTGAGTGTAAACAGGAGAGATGTCATATAATACCACATTCTTTAGGAGGGTCGAATCATCCAAGTAATTTTGTTTTGTTGTGTTCTTTTTGTCACCAAGAAGCTCCAAATGTTGCAGATAAATATTTAATGTGGGATTGGATTGCTGAAAATAGGTCTTTATTCTACCTTACAAAAGAAGAAATGGAAGATATTAAGAGTATGGTTAGAGAAGAATTAAATCTAACAACAAATCATTTCGGTCATAAATTAAACAGATCAACAAAGGAATGGGTATCAAAAAGAGTTAGCGACAATTTTTTTAAAAAACACGGACTATGAAAACTTGGTATAAAATAGTCTTCAAACTAAACCACCGTTGGTCTTTCTCCGTGTTTAGCTACGAATCTGAAGACGAAAAGAAAGCCAAACTGCAACGATGGAAAGACGACCACGTAAGACCGTACAATCACATAGAAGTAATCTGGCACGGAATAGATGAAGGAGATTTTACAAAAGCGAAAAAACATGGAAAGAATATTTCACCATTATGAAAAATGGGAATGCTATAAACATGGATTCTTTTCGGAATACAGTCAAGGCGAGATAAATGATTTAATGCAGAGCGTCAGGTATGTATTTTCTTCTGAAAAGATTACAGAGAAATGGATGCGCTTAATAATAGCTTACTGGCCTATATCGTGTGAACAAAATCTAAGTAATTTATCTATGAATAGAGTTGCGTGGTTAGGTCAGGCTGCCTGTTGTTATTACGGTGGAGTTCCAAGTAAAGCGACTATGTATTGTTGGAAGTTTTTAAATGAGAAGACCCAGAGAAGGTCTGATAATGTAGCAAAAAAAATAATAAAAGAATGGGAGCAAAAGATGAAATTACAAAGTACATTAGCAAATGGGAAGGAAGAGGGTATTCAGATGGAATTCCAGATGAAGCCCCCAACGAACTTGAACGATCAGGATTAGTTCCGAGCTATAGGCTTATATGTTTAGCATTAATGAAGAATCCGAATAACTTAGAAATATTAGGAGTTCAGCGTAAGAAATGCAAGATTTATCAGGAAATTAAACGGGCTGAAATATACGCAAGACCTATAGAAGGAAAACAATTAAAACTTTGGTTATGATAAAGTATGGAACTGAAAATGTTTATGACGCTTCATTAGAGCGAATTAAGGTTGCCTTTAGAGATTTCGATAATGTTCTGGTAGCTTTTTCATGTGGAAAGGATTCTGGCGTTATGCTTAACCTATGCTATGAATACGCTAAGAAGAACGGATTACTTCACAAGTTAGCGTTATACTATCAAGATTATGAAGCAGGGTACATTTACACACACGAATACGCCGAAAGGGTATTTTCACAAATGGACATACCGCGTAAATTCTGGCTATGCCTTCCACATTCAGCCGCCTGTTCGGTATCAATGTACGAGCCAAGATGGATTCCTTGGGACAAGGACAAAAAAGACATTTGGGTGCGCCCTATGCCAAATTTGGATTGTGTGGTAAATATTGACAATTGCCCGTATAAGTTCATAAAAGGTACTAAGGGATTTGATGCGCGTATTCAGTTTGCTGAGTGGTTCTCAGAAACATATGGCACAACAGCGGTAATGGTAGGTCTAAGAGCTGATGAGAGTTTGTCACGTCAGGCTATATTTACATCAAAGCATAGGAGTGAAATGCACAACGGATTATCTTACACTAAAACGGTCAATAATACAACCTGCAACTTCTACCCTATATACGATTGGGAAACAAAAGACATATGGATAGCCAACGCAAAGTTTGGATGGGACTACAATAAGATATATGATTTATACTATCAGGCTGGTCTAACTATAGATCAAATGCGTGTAGCCAGTCCATTCCATCAATGTGGGCAGGATAGCTTAAAGCTATACCGCGTAATTGACCCTAATAGCTGGGGTAAAATGGTAGGGAGAGTAAACGGATGCAATTTCGGAGGTATATACGGCGGGACTTCGGCAATGGGGTGGAAGAAAATAACAAAGCCATCACACTTTACTTGGAAAGAATATGCAGAATTTTTAATTTCAACGCTTCCAGAAAGTACGGGAAAAAAGTTTAAGGCTGCACTAAGTCGCTTGAAAAAATCTTGGACAGAAAAAGGCTACGGAAGGAATCCAAGAGTAATTCAGGCAATTAAAGACGCTGGTGTAGTCATTGAGCATACTTCCGATATCAGTAAACTTTGTAAAAAAGATGATATTTATGAAATAATTAAGATTAAAGGAGAATGGCCTGACGAAATAATAATAGACGGAGCAACCCCATTTAGGCATTGCCCTAACTGGAAAGCTGTATGTATAACGATAATGAAAAACGACTTTTCAATGACATACATGGGGGCATCTAGGACAAAGGATCAAAATTTAAAAAAGAAAAACGCTTTAGAAAAGTATAACAATAAATAATAAGCACTATGGAAAGTAATTTTAATTCACCAGTTTACGCGGTAAAGAGAATACCAGTAGAAAAGATTAGAGCGAATGCTTACAACCCTAATTCTGTTGCCCCACCCGAAATGAAGCTACTAGAGTTATCAATATGGGAGGACGGATACACAATGCCAGTAGTGGCTTATTATATCCCAGAAGAGGACATTTATGAAATCGTTGATGGATATCACCGATACACCACTCTAAAGACTTCTAAGAGGATTTATGAGCGCGAAGGTGGATGTTTACCAGTTGTTGTAATCGAGAAGGATATATCTAGCCGAATGGCTTCAACTATTCGTCACAACCGCGCAAGAGGTTCACACTCTGTTGAATTGATGAGTAATATCGTTGCGGAATTAGTTGAGGCGGGTATGTCAGATCAGTGGATAATCAGGCATATAGGCATGGATAAAGACGAACTTCTAAGGCTAAAACAGATTACTGGAATAGCCGCATTATTTAAAGAAGGGGAATTCTCTAAGTGTCATATAGATACATTTGAAGTATGAGAGATTCAATGATAATTTACAGATCGTTCCACGAAGCAATAAAAACCCTCCCTCTTGAAAGACAGGGGGAGGTTTGGAACGCTGTGTTTGAGTATGGTATGAATGGCATTATCGTAGATTTAGAGGGCTTATCCAGTACTGTTTTTACCTTGATCCGTCCGCAACTTGACGCAAACATAAAAAAGTACAAAAACGGATGTAAAGGAGGTCGTAAAAAAAACCTAAACGAAACCAAAAAAGAACCTAAACGAAACCTAAATGAAAGCAAAACGAAAGCTAATGATAATGTTAATGTAAATGATAATGATAATATACCGCACTTTTCACGACCTAAACTTGACATAAACGGATTTCCAATATACGAACAATGAAAGTTAACCACAGAGATCAAGATGAGTTTTTAGAGTTGTTAAGAACAAACCGTGTTCCGTTGGGTAAAGGTATCGGTATAGACTTAGACAACAATCTAAGATTCAAAGAAGGTAAGTTTAATATTATCTTAGGTCACGCTAATGTAGGAAAGACGTATTGGTTGTTATATTATCTACTATGCCTAAGTGCGAAGCACGACCTTAAACACCTAATTTACTCTAGTGAGAATACGGTAGAAGGTATTAAACGTAACTTACTGGAGTTGTATCTAAACGCTAAAGTAGGTACGCTATCAAAAGACGAACTTCAAAAAGGTAAAGAGTTTATAGAGTCGCACTTTGATTTCATAGACACAAACAAGGCTTTAACCTTAGATGACTTTATGAAGGGCGTTCAAGGGATGGGTAAATATGATACGTTAATGATTGACCCGCATAATTCATTCTTAAGACCTAGAGGTACAAACGCACACGACTACGACTACGAAATGGCGACCAGATTAAGATTGTTTTGTAAGATGACCAACACAACTATTTACTTATGTATTCACGCAGCTACTGAAGCACTAAGGAAGCTACACAGAGACGGGGACTATGAAGGACATCCGATGCCTCCGACAATGGCAGATGCTGAAGGAGGTGGTAAATGGGGAAATAGGGCAGATGATTTTTTAGTTATTCACAGATATGTTAGTGATCAAGATAACTGGATGTACACTCACGTTCACGTTAAGAAAGTAAAAGAAACCGAGACAGGAGGTAAACCAACGATGTTAGGAGAGCCTGTAAGATTCAAGTTAGAAAACGGTACAGGGTTTAGCTGTAACGGTGTTAACCCTTTGAAGATGGACGTAAACACGGAAGTAAAAGGAAACTTAAACTTTTGGAACTTAAATGATAAATCAGTACCTTTCTAGCCTATGAAACCAGACACCCTTATAGCAGAAGTAAACCTACAGGCGTTGCTTAATTCTATCCGTCTTTCAGTAGCCGAGATAGAAGAAAAGCATCCAAGTAGGTTAGACTTAATAGAGCCGATGCGAAAACACGAACAAAACTTAAAATACGTCTTCACCGTATGGATAGAAAGAGAAAGACAGATAAGAGAATTAAACAAGTTAGTAGCTAAACTAAGCGAAGAGAATTTAAGATTAAGACAACGAAATAACTTTTTAGAAATATGAAAATTTTAGAACTATTTGCAGGATCAAGAAGTATCGGTAAGGCTGCCGAAAAGTTAGGACACGAAGTATTCTCTGTTGATTGGACAGATTATGAAGGAATTAACTTAGTTAAGGATATTGGAGAGTTAAAGATTGAAGATTTGCCTTGGATTCCGGATATGGTTTGGGCTGCTCCAGACTGCACTACTTATTCAATAGCAGCAATTAGCCACCATAGAGATGGAACAGTGGCTAAAAGTGACTATGCTTTCAAGTGTGACAGCGTAAATGTTCACGTTATATTTTTTATAAATAGGCTACTTGAGTATAACAAAGATTTAAAATGGTTTATTGAAAACCCGAGAGGAATGATGAGAAAAATGCCTTGGATAATCGGGCTACCAAGAGTGACTGTGTGGTATTGCACTTACGGAGATGAAAGAGCAAAGCCTACTGATATATGGTCTAATCACATTTTTAGTTTATTTAATCCTGAAGGATGGAATCCAAGACCACCTTGCCATAATGACAACGAACATTGTCACCACGAGAAAGCACCAAGAGGAAGTAAGACAGGAACGCAAGGTTTAAATGGATCATACGAAAGAAGTATGTACCCAGAGCAATTATGTATAGATGTTATTAATTCAGTATCGAGGACTGTATGAAAACACGAACCAAAAAATGCAAGAACTGCGGTAATCAATTCACCCCTTACACATCACTCCAAAAATTTTGTACAGAATCAGATTGTATCCGTGTTATGGTAAGACAAGCTGTTGAAAAAGAATGGAAGAAAAAGAAAGCCAAGAAGAAAGAAGAGTTAATGAGTTTACAAGACCACTTAAAAGTAACACAAACAATAGTCAATAAGTGGATAAGGTTGCGAGATAAAGACGAACCGTGTGTATCCTGTGGCAAACAGATTAACGGAGTGCAACACGCATCACATTATTTGTCAAGTGGCGGTCATTCATTTGTCAGGTTTCACGAAGATAATATTTGGAAGTCCTGTTACAAATGCAATGTAATGTTAAGCGGAAACCAAATTGAATATAGGAAGAGGTTAATTGAGAAGATAGGCGTTGATCGTGTGGAGTGGTTGGAATCAAACGGAAGCACTATAAAAAAATGGACACTTGCTGAATTAAAAGAAATTCAATATATTTACAAACAAAAAATAAAAGACTATGAGAAGAAAGCAGAAAGACCTTAGAGCCTACCGAATAGGCAGACGAAAAAAAGATTGGTTTTTATACCTATTCTTAAAAGACTGGAATTTTGAACGACTAAATCCTGAAGAATGACACCGAAAGAAAAAGCTGAAGAGTTGTGGAATAAAATGTATATGGTTGATGACCCAATGGGAAACTATCCTATGTGTTTTGATACAGCCAAACAATGTGCCTTAATTGCAGTTGATGAGATAATAAATGATTGCAATGTTCATCTTCATTTACATCAAATTGAATGCTGGAAAAAAGTTAAAAGACAAATAAAAAGGATATGACACCGAAAGAGAAAGCAGAGGAGTTGGTAAATAAGTTTCAACAAGATGTACAAATCATTGAAGAGGATAATGATTCAGAAAGATTTTACGCCAAACAATGTGCATTAATTGCAGTTGATGAAATAATGTACTTATTTAGATTTAATTTATTTTATGGCTATGAGAAGCATTTGACATATTGGCAACAAGTACGAAAAGAAATTGAAGCACTATGAAACTATTTTTAGAACTAACCTGTCCTGAGTGTAAAGGAGAAGGCGGTTACGAAACGATAACAGGAGATGTCAGCGAGAACACGGTTTGTCCGTCTTGTGACGGCGACGGTGTTATCTGTAAACAAGTAGATCAAATGTATCTATACAACCTATCGGATAAGCTGAATGAATATCCTGAGTTAGTAGAATGGATTCTTGAAAATTAAACATGGATATGAAAGCAACATTTGAAACTGAAGACCCTAAAGAAATAATACAGTTAGCAAAAGCATCTGATATGGCATCTTTCATCTGGGAGTTAACACACAACGGATGGCGAGAGTTCAAACATACTGACTACGACTACGAAAAGGCGTGGGGTAAAATCAATGAACTACTTGAAGAATACAATATTAATCCTGACGAATTGATGTAACATTTCGGTAAACGATATGTGGTAAAAATTGGTACTTAACTTAAATAGAAATGAAAACACGAACCGTTTATTTATTAATTACAGCCTTTTGTTTAGGATTTTGGTATTACTTTTTTAAAATTATATTATGAAAGTATTAAACATAGCTACACACGATTTCAGTAATATGTCACACGAGAATGCCAATGCTTTATTAAGTGTTGGTGTTTATTGTTTAGACGTAAAGATACACCCGCACGTATTTAAGTACAAGACGGAAAGCCACATTAGAACGTCTAGGTGGATAAAAGAGAACTACATGAACTGGGATGTTATCCAACTCTTTCACTCAGACGAATCACTTTACTACATAGTTCAAGACCACCCTAATGTGGTTGTCTACCATACAGGAACACGGTACAGAAATTACAAAAAGAAGTATGATCAGTTATTTAAAGGGCGTAAGATAATAACAGACCAATGCGAGTTCTTATTACACAACCAGACTTTTAACTATTTAGCACCACACACCACATTGAAACCTAAACCAAAGGACACAACAGGTAAACTGATTATAGGGCATTATCCTAGCCAACCTGACACAAAGGGTACGGATAGAATAATAGAGATGTTAGAGCCGTTTAAAAACGATTTTGAGTTAAGAATAAGCAAAGAGAAAGTAACGCATGAAGAGAATCTAA